CAAAAAGAAAAGGATAGTGATATGGATTTTTCAAAAGCTAAACCAGAAACATCAAAGTTAGCCGTAGATCTGTTAAAATTTGAAGAAGGTTATAGTAGTACTCCTTACATTGGTTCTGAAGGTTACTTACATATTGGGCATGGACAGAAGTTATCTAACGAGAAAGGCTTGAACCCTGATGATTGGAAAGTCAGAACTACACCTAAACATGCAGAGTTTATACTAACAAATCTTGTAAACTCTTTAATCTACAAATTAGAAAACAGTCCTAATAAATTTGCTTTTCTAGGCTTAAATGCTGAACGACAGGCAGTTGTTGTGTCTATGGCATATCAAATGGGCTTCACTGGTGTATTCAAATTTAGACAAACTTGGACTTCCATCTATTTAGGAGACTATAAAGCTGCTGCTTATGCAATGTTACAAAGCAAATGGGCTGAACAAACACCCGCTCGTGCCAAACGACACGCTGAAACTATGAGAACAGGTATATTGCCATGAAAACTAAAGTAGACGATCTTAAAGTTGTACTAAGTAAATCTCAAAATGCTATGTTTGCTGACCGTGAATCACCAAATGATGCTTTTGAATACGCACAAACACTAGCTAAAGCAGAAGGTATGACTCCCTCTGTAATGGCTACTGCTATTATGGTCTATCATAATACTTTAATTAGATCTATTGAAGAATTGTTGGAAGAATAATGGATAATAATGCTGCTATTGATGTATGTAGAAAATATATTGAAGCTAAGAATTGCTCTTACCTTGCCAAAGAAGATCAAGTAGTATACTACTCTTCTGATACTGGTAGGCTAAAAGATTTTAAATGGCACAAAATGACTCTAGCTCAAACACACAGAATCATTCAATCTATGTATAGCAGTAAACCTTTTTATATCAGTTACTTATTGCAAGCTTTTCAAGAGCTTGGTAAAGTATATGAAAGAGGTGTTACCAGCATAGATAAGACAGAAGAAGGTTTATTCAACTACTACGATAACAGTGACCAAGATATACTTGACAAAGTACTCGATAGTTTAGTATCAAACCTTCTCAAAAATGATTATACAGCCATATTCATTAGAGATCTTAATAATATATTCTCTAATGTAAAAGTTGATTTAGATTTGTACGATGAAGGGTATACAACAAAACTGTATGCTGCCCTAGAGTTTAAAGGTTTTGATGTTAGAGTACAAACAAGAAGACCACGTATACATGGTGTACTACAGTCTTGTGCATTGTTTGGAAGTTGTAAGCCTAAAGATGTAAGATTTATTACACCTGATAATCAACAACGTATTGCAAAAGAGGTAGTAAAGGAGTTTAAATGACTAGTACTTGTATAGATCATATACATTGTAATGATTGTGGTAGCAGTGATTCTAGAGCTGTTTATCTTAATGTAGATACAAGCTTAGGTGTAGAATGGTACACTAGTTTTTGTTACAGCACTTGTTATGAACAAAAAGGTGATCCTTACAGTAACAGTGATGCCACTCCACCTAAACCTATTGTAAAAGACGAAAGAGATATAGCACAAGAGTTACAAGATATTAAAGATTGTAAGATGTTTTTACCAAATAAGTACAGAGGTATACCAAAACAAACTTACAAATCTTGGAAACTTAAACTAATGCTAAGCGAGTTTAATGGTAAAACTCCTTATGCAGTAGCTTTCCCAATGTCAAGTAACTTAAAACTTACTGGCTACAAATGCCGACCCTTCAAAAGTAAAAACTTTTTCGCCAAAGGTAAAACTGGTGACACTGACCCTTTTGGTTTAGTTAGAGCACTACGGATAGAAAGTAATGTTTTATGGATTACTGAAGGTGAGTTTGACGCTATAGCTTTAGACTATTGCCTTTCAGAAGTTAGTAAAAGACATAAACAATTCCCTGTAATATCTTTAACTCATGGTGGAGGTTCAATAAGAAAGAACTTAAACCATATAGACAAATATCTAGAAAGATATGGGCAGATTAGACTCGTACTTGATAATGATGAAATAGGCCACAAAGCTGAAAGAACTGCATTAGAAATGTACGGTAATAAAATTAAAATCATTAAGAAACCTGTAGGTTGCAAAGATGCAAACGATGCGGTACTTAATGGTGAAACATGGAGCATGGGCCATTTAGCCCTGTTTGCTAATAATGAATAGATTTGGATTAGGCGAAGAGCCTGAAGTACACGAATTAGAAGAAAACACAGGTCATTTAACAGACGAAGATATACATCTTGCAGAGTTAGATGAAATCATACAAACTACATTTGGCCCACTAGATACCTACTTAGGTGATGGAGTCTATGCGGATATTGAAGGTATCCGTGAAGAAGATGTAATGAACAAATAACAGGTTACTATTATGACTAAAAGACTATTTGCAGCCGATATTGAAGCTGATGGATTAGTAGACACTGCAAGTGAAATCTGGTGTGCTTCTTTCACAGAACTAAGCCCTAAAAATGAAGTACTGCAATCATTTACACTAACTGACTATGATGAAATCAAAGCAATGTTCACTAACCCTGACCACATGCTTATCATGCACAACGGTTACAGTTATGATGCTGCTGTAGTCGAAAAGATTCTAAATGTAAAAGTTAAAGCTGAAATCTTTGATACATTGTGGTATAGCTGGTACTTGTACCCTAAAGCACTAAGGCATGGCCTTCAAGCTCATGGTGAAGACTTAGGTATTGCTAAACCTGAAATTGATGATTGGGAAAACTTAGACCTTAAAGACTATATTCATCGTTGCGAAGAAGATGTTAAAATACAAACTGCCCTATGGTTGCAAATGTATAAACACTTTAAGCTACTGTATGGTAATCCAAGAGGCATCCTACATTGTATGCGCCACCTAAACTTTAAGGCTAAAGTAGTGGCAATGCAAGAAGAACACCGTTGGAAGTTAGATGTAGTCAAAGCTCAATCTCTATCTGAACTGCTACAAAGTAAGTATGATGAAGCTACAATACAGCTTGAAGCTAATATGCCTAAAGTTCCAGTGTATGCTGTAAAGAAACGTCCTGCTAAACCCTTTAAAGCCAGTGGTGATCTGTCAGCTCATGGACAAAAGTGGGCAGATATTGTGGAAGCTAACGTATCACCTGATGTTTATGACAGAGCTGTAGACTACGACAAAGAAATCAAGATAGTAACTAAGTACAAAGAACCTAATTCAGGATCACCAGCTCAAGTAAAAGCTTGGTTAAACAGTCTAGGTTGGGTTCCTACATCTTTCAAACATAAAAGGGACAAGGAAACAAACGAAGTCAAGATGATTCCTCAAATTAAAGACCCTGACACTGAGGAATTATGTGAATCTATTGTAATGATGTGTGACGACAACCCTGAACTTAAGTATTTAGAAGAGTATTCAGTACTTAAACATCGTATTGGTGTAGTTAATGGACTACTCCGTGATGTAGATGATGATGGTTTTGTACAAGCTACTGTCAAAGGTATTACAAACACATTGAGATTAAGGCACAAAATTTGTGTAAACATACCTTCTGTACGTAAACCTTGGGGCAAAGAGATCAGATCATTATTCACATCTAGTGCAGAGTACTTAGAACTTTGCGGCTCTGACATGTCCTCTTTAGAAGATCGTACTAAGCAACATTTTATGTGGAAACACGATCCAGAATATGTTAAGGAGATGCAAACGGAAGGGTTTGATCCTCATTTGGATATGGCTATTTCGGCTGGCTTAATGTCTGTTGAAGATGCAATATGGTATAAGAATGCTACAGAGGAAGAACAGCACACTACTAGATACAAGAAGTTAGCTAAGATACGTCATGGTGGCAAGTCTACCAACTATTCAGCTACTTATGGTGCTAAAGGACCAACAATTGCTCGTGCTGCTGGTGTACCAGAAGAACAAGGCCAGAAACTTTATGATGGCTATTGGGAACGTAACTGGTCACTTACTGCAATCGCAGATGAATGCTCCGTTGTACAATCTCGTGGCATGAAGTGGTTATACAATCCTGTAGCTAAGATATGGTACTTTCTGAAAGCAGAGAAAGATCGTTTTAGTACCTTAAATCAAGGTACAGGTACGTATGCGTTTGATCGCTGGTTGTGTTACATACTTGAAGCTAGACCACAAATTAATGCACAATTCCATGACGAAGGTATATTTGAGCTTAAGAAAGGTAACAGAGATAAGATGACTACAATACTTAAATATGCTGTTACAAAAGTAAACGAAGAATTAAAACTAAACAGAGATCTGGATTGCGATGTCGCATTCGGAGACAATTATTCGGAGATACACTAATGGCTTTTGAATTAAGCGAACAGATGGAGCAACACGGCTTCACCCCCAAAGGCTTGCCTAACTATAAATCTGCAAAAGAGGACTTTGATTACAAAGTAATCGAAAATAAAGTAGTAAGTAACTACACGGAACAACGCGAAGCAGTTGCCTCAGAAAAGCGTACTACCGATGCTTTCGACGAGCTTTCAAAGAAGTATGACAAGCAACGCGAAGCTCAGAAAGATTCTGACCAAGCAATGCGTTTCAACAAAGGCAAGTCACAACTCAGCTACATGCTAGACGCTGACGTTGCCATGAAAGGTATGTGTAATGTATTTGAGTTCGGTGCTAAAAAGTATGATCGCGGAAATTGGAAGAAAGGTTTAGACGAGAAAGAAATCATGGACAGTATGCTACGTCACTTGACAGCCTACAACAATGGTGAAGTCTTAGATCCTGAATCTGGCCTTCCACATGTAGATCACATTACTTGCAATGCAGTATTCTTAGCAACATTTGGGAAAAGAGTATGAAAATTAAAACAACATCTTGGCACTATTTACTAGCTGACCTATGTTTCTATATATTCCCTTACGAAACACTTTGCAGTTATATACGGAAAGTGTTTTTATCCATAGTAATTAGTGTCTCGTTAATGGTGATGCTGTGTGTGATATTGGCAGCACTAGTTTCCCCTATTGCAATAGAGTTCTATCCAGAATCTTGGGACGCGGGGTTAGTGACAGCAGGTTACCTTCTTTACGGAGTGGTAGGGATAGGGCTATCATTAGTTATACTTTGTAGGATACTACAATTACTAGCTTATGGAACAGCAAAACGCAATAGTACAGAAAGGAAGCCATCGATTGTTTCCTCTTGGTATCGAGCGAAAAAAGAGAAAGTTTGCAATATAGTCGAATTTGAATAATGGAAGTTTGGGAAAAGAAATGATAATTAATACAACAGAACAACAAGCTCTGTACTGCGATCACATGGGAAATGACTTATCAGTTGTTAAAGCTGCTAAGATTTCTTTTGCAGACGATGAAACTGTACAAGCGTTTATTTATAAAATAGACGTAGAAGGTACAGGAGGTAAGTCTCACGAGGGACTTATCCAGTATCTAGCTAAACATAGTCACTGGACTCCTTTCGCACATACAGCAATCACGCTACGTATGAAAGCTCCTGTACCTATTCGTACACAGTGTTTCAAACATAAAGCAGGTTTTGTAGAGAACGAAGAATCAAGACGCTACATTGATAGTGTACCTGAATTCTACATTCCAATCTTTCGTGCAAGTGTTGACAACAAGAAACAAGGTTCTGGTGAAGAGTTAAATATAGTAGATCAGAAAGTTGAGCAAGCATTGTACAAAAGAAGTGTAGAATCTAGTATTAAAGATTACTTAGATGCCCTAGACAGAGGAATTTGTGAAGAGCAAGCAAGATTCTACTTGCCACAAGGTTGTGTAGTTAATTGGTACTGGACAGGTAACTTAGCAAGCTACGCAAGATTTGTTAAACAACGTAGTGATAGCCATGCACAATTGGAAATTCAAGAGTTGGCAGATAAAGTATCTGAGATTATTGCAACTCTATATCCTGTCAGTTGGGAGGCGTTAACTAATGGATAGAGAGCCTTACTACTACTTTCTTAATTGGATGGGGCCA